ATATCAAATACTGATTTTACGTTTTATAATAGTTATAATAGTTATATTACATATTTTAATAGCATTTATGAATCCTCTTCTGTTATTATAAAAGCAAATGGTCTAACCAATTATGATAGAACCTTAAAAAATATATTTTATAATAGTGCGTATAATAATAGTGGCCCTATTGCTAATACAAATAGTAGTTCTATAAATGGTACAACTTCTATTAATTCTAGCAGTATTGGACTACTAAATAATGAAATTTTTAATTATATTACTTTTTTCAAAAGAAATAATGTTATACCATCAAAATTGTTGGTTAAAGATTTTAGTTATGCTATTAGTGAATTTTTATTTGCCAAACAATCAGAGTTATTAAATTTGGACTCCACAAATATTTATAATTATAGCTCATCGTCCGATTTGTTTTTAGTAGCACCACGAATAAAAATAACAAATATTATTGATAATTATGTTATGTTTTCATTAGATGTAGACTATGCTAATTTACACTTTCAGACTTTTGAATTTCTAGTATATAGTTCGAGCTTTACAACTTTTCCAAATCCAACAACTACTATTAGTAATGATAGACTAATTTTTTTTAACGGCTCACTTGTTATTGCTAATAATATGCTATATTCTAATACTGATGATATAAGTGGATTTTATGATGGTTCAAGTGTTTTTAATAAAATGTATACAAGTTTAAATACTACGTTAGCTAGTAAAGAGTCAACTATGCAAAATATGGTATTTTTAAATATATTAGATGTTAGTTTAACTAGTGCTATATGTGGTATAACAAAACAAAATATATATAATAATATGTATTTAGATGAAAGCAATAACTTTATTTTTCACAAATATAATGAACAAACAATTGTAAATTATCAGGTTAATGATGGCAATTTAACATTGGCAAAAACATTGAGAGAAAATTCTAATAAAGACCATTATTTATTAGATGTGTGTTCAAATAGTTTGAACAATAGTTTTAACAATGATGGACTAACATTTGAATCATTAAACAGCTTAGTAAATAATAAGAATTATAGTATAGCATTAACATATAAAATATATGATGAAATAGACGTAAGCACTAATTTTAATATGTTGGCTTCATTCTACATTTTACCAATATATCTTAATAATATTCCAACATATAGAAGAATAAATAATGTTTTTAGCACAAAGTACAACTATAACACAGGTTCATATAGTATAAACAAAGCTGGGATTATTAGTGAAATAAGTATTAACTCTATTAGTAGTACAATATATGGAAATTATAACACGTTATCTAATAGCTTACATAGCAATAGTTACATTATTAATTTAAATGACTATTTTGATATAGATTTAGTTAGCAATTACTTTCAAGCAACTTCTTTTAGCACAAACATTATTAATCCAAATAATCTGATTTATACAATACTTGATATAAGTTATAATAATAGCAAGTTCAGTTTATATAATATTGAGTCATCTTATAATATTATTTTTGACAAACTGAAATTAACAATATTAAATAGTATGCAAATAAAATTGTTTTGTCTATATTTTAAAGTAAAATATTTAGATCTTCTTCTGAATTATGTATATAATAGCACAAATAGCACAAATAGCATAAATAGCATAAATAGCATTCCTTATATTAATAGTGTTAATATTCAGTATTATTCAGAACTTTATAATATATTAAATACTTCTGTTACTAGTACTTTAAAAACTTCAGCTATAAGTATATTGTATAGTGAACTAATTAATAATACAATAAGCCTTTCAACTTTTTATAATGAATTATTAGCCAAATTTGACTTATATATTTATGATGTAATTGTTATAAATAGAATTTTCAATACTAATGTATTAAACACTAATACAATAGATCAATTAGTACAAGACATTAATAGTCTTGTAGAAAATATTGACAATGTAATTTTAAGTGAAAATAGCAAGTTTGCACAGACTATTGAAACTAGTATTTTAACTGATTCTATTTTTACTAGTTATTCTGATATTAGTTATGTTGAACATAATTTATTAAATTTTATTGAAGTGTATAATAAAAGCCAAATAACTTTTAGAAGGTGGAATAGTAATTCAACACCAACATATCAATATGAGCTGTTTAATTCTAACTTTGTTAACCTATTTGATGTAACTAATTTAAATTCGTATGTTTTTTTGGAAAATTTTAAATACAATTTGAATTCATTAAATGCCTATTTTAATAAAATAATAAGTAAAAATGCTGGTGCTGGTCTTTTAATAACAACTCCTAATAATAGTCCAATAGAGTTAAGCTTAAATAGTGTAACCACGTTTACCCAATTTATTGATAAACTTACCTTATTTGAAAATAGCCTTTATCTATTACAAACTAATTATGTGGCATTTGAAATTTCTTCAAATGCTATTAAGTATAGTAATAACACTTTTGAACTTAGTGGTTCACAACTATTAATTCACAGTATGCTATCAAATAGCATTAATTTTAAGATTAATATTAAATATAAGTCTTACTTTTTTAATTACATTGATATTTCCACAATAATATTAGATATTATTATACCCGATTTAACACCACCTACGTTAACATTTACAAATCATGATTTTAGTTTTAATCAAAATGACTTAATTGATAGTTCTATCAATAATGTAATAACAAACTTAATACGTGATGTAAGTTATATTGATTTACATCAAAGTTATGATTTAAGTATTAATACTATTTATTATAGTTATTATACAGACATAACAAATGCACCATCGAATAATAATATACAGAATTCTTTAGTATCAATTGAGTTGCCATTAATAGAGAATAGTGACTTTATAAGTACTTCTGCATTATACATTGATATTTTATATATTGTAAAAGATAATGCAAATAATATTAATAATATTATACGTACATTGATTATTAATAAGTCAAATGATGGGCCAAAATTTTATTATAAAGCAAATGAATCTATATATTATAAATTAAGTGATACAAATTATAATATTCCTCCAGTCACAGTAGATGAAAATATAAATATTGACACATTTAAAGCTAACCTTACAGATTTAATAAAAATAATAGACCCGCGTTTGGCATTATCCAATACTTATTTGGGACCTTATATTAGTGTAGGTGAATTTGGTGTTGCTTATAGTGGGTCAATAATAGGTATTAATGTTATAAATATTTATGATTTGTCGCGCACCAATATAATATATCCTACTTATGACGCACGTAATATACATTCTACTTATGATGTAAGTAATAATAAATTTATAGATTACTTCAATAATACAACTCAAGGCGGACAAGAATTGGCTAACATCAGTAAAATATTATTAGACGTTGGAACTTATACATTAGAGTATATAAGCAAGGCAAGTTCAGTAACAAATCGTATTAGTAGTCAATATAGAACATTAATAGTAGAAGCAGTTATTATTGAAGAGGAAGCAAAACCAATAATAACACATTGTTGTTATCCTAAAGTTGAATATAAACCAATACAAGATAATTATAAATTGGGTTCTCAAAACTCAACAGTTATGAAACGTGTTAAATATATTATTAATAGAAATAGGTAGTGCGACAAATATTATAAAAAAAGGACTTAAAGAAACGCGACAAATATTATAAAAAAGGACTTAAAGCCGCGTAATGAATATTATAAAAAATTGATTGTTTTAATTATTATTAGTGTTATTAATACTAATAATAATAATATGAATTTTTCTAAAAATGAAATTAAAGTATATAATAATAGTGAATTAAAATTATATCAACAAGTTCATTTAGAATTATTGATTTGTGAGTTAACAGAAATTAGAAGTTTATTAGATTTATTTTATAGCAATGAAAGTAAAGCTAACTTAACTAGCAAACAAAAATTATATGAAAAATATGAAAAAAAATTAACAGAAAAAATTGCTAATAGCAAACGATTGTTGAAAAATACCAAAATTCGTTTAGCTAATAATATTAGTAAATGCATGAGCTAAGGCAATCTAGATTCTTGATTGTTTATATTTTGTTTATATCATTGGTTCTAAGCTATCAATATTAAAAAGCGCACTAGTGTTATTTATTTTTTTTTTAGCAATTTGATATTTTTCAAATAATGGATTTTTCAACACATTTTGCGGTGTATGTTTATGAACTATGCGCGCTATCATTTTATACAGCTTAAAATCAGGATATCTCTCTGACCCGTCATTTTTATACAATATATTTTTATTTTTATCATCAAATACCCATTCTATTATAATTTTTTTAATAGAAGACTTTACTTTTTTAATGTTGTCTAAATCTTCAATAAAATAATCAAATAAACTGCACCCTAATCTACATAAGTCAAAACTATAATTAGGGTCTATACGAGGTTTATTTTCATTAAAATATGGCTCGCAATTATATTGCGTGCTGGCATCGCCATCTTCTGAATAGCTATCACTACATATAAACTTATTTTTAAACTTGTAAATTGCACGACCAAAGTCTATTATTTTGTATATTTTGCCAAATGTCGGGACTTTATAATGAATATTGTTATATTTATAATATAAATACTTTTTATCCGTAAACACATATACAATATTGTTAGTATGTAAATCATTGTGAGTAAAGTGAAATACTTTTTGATATGTTATTAGTGTAAATAAAATTTGTAACACAATTGACTCCCATTCATCGTCACTTATTTTTTTACTTAAAATATATGAATCTAATGTGTCTTCACAACATTCTAATACAATCATTTTTACTGGAAATTTTGAAATAGTACAATTAATGTTGTCACATAGTGAATTTGAATCTGAACTATCTGTTCCGCTACCACTTTCATAGTCACTATTTGTGTTATTGCTATTTGTTGAACTTGTTCTATTGCTAGCATTTGAAGACCCTGTATTAGATGAACGCGAAGAACATGTTAGTCCAGACTTACTTGTTTCATTAGCACTTGTTTCATTAACACTTGTATTAATAATACTTGATTTATGAGACAGTTTTTCTATAATATTAAGATTTTCATATGTTAAACTACAGCTATTAGTAGGACTAATATTGCTATTAGTTATTGTGTCCTCATAATTCGTTAATTTTGTTTCATTAGTGATTGTTTCATTAGTGATTGTTTCATTAGTGCATGTAACATCGTTTTTACAAATAGGTTGCTCATTAGAAATAATACATAAATCCAATTCTTCAATTGATAATGGAGTACTAATATTTAATAATAATGTTTTTTTATTTTTTTTTGTATTGTTGAAAAAATAATTGACTTTGTCATTTTCTTCTAAAAAGAAGAGACTATTTCGATGACTATGAAAATGATCTGATTCGGCTAAATATTCTATATCTTCCGATACATCCAATTTATATTTGTTTTTTATTCCTAAAAAACCACCATAATAATTTATTCCATTATAAAAATTATAGTCATTTAGTAGACAACTTGATAAAAAGGAAAAAAATCCATCAATATATGCTGAATTATTTGGGTCAGCAAGTTTTTTATATTGACTATTATAGTCTATATTAGTACTAGATGAATTAGATGTATTACTAAATTTGGGTAATTCTAATATATTGTAACTATTATCATATTTACCAAGCATATATTTGACTGGATCGACTAATGGGCTGAATTTCACATAAATTTTCTTAGTATGTTTATTATTGCTATTGTCTACAACTGTTCCTACAAATTTATTATAGCTCTCTTTTTCCAAAATAGAGTCAAGTTGTAATTTATTGTTTAAATTAATGGAATTATAATTTGTACTATTTAAATTAAAATAGTGTTCATATAATGGAATATAATTTTGAGTTTTTTCTAAATCTAAAAACTCTTCTTTGTTAATTGCCTCAAAAAGCTCCTTGTTATTATTTTTTCTATAGTTTAACTCCATTTAATTTATTAATTATAATAAT